CAACTGCTCTAACCATTTGTAGTGGTACATATGGACAGTAGAACATACCTGCGTCATAAGGTGAAGTACCTTTGTAGCCAACTACATAGTAGTGAGCAGACGCTGAGTTTGCACTATAAGGGTCAATGTACACTTTAAATCTACCGTTAAGAACACCAGCAAAAGTATTACCAGTATCGTCAACTGTTAGATTGTTGTTAAGAGCTGGAGTATAGTCTAATACACCTGCCATTTGAAGAGCACTAGCAACATCAGCTGAAGTAATGATAATGTTACCTTTACCTCTTCTTGTTCTTTGTGCTATTCTGTTCGCATCTCTTTCAAGGTTAAACATAAGACCTTTGAATCTTTCAACAGACCATCTGCCGTTAGAGTCAGTATCAAGGTCAAATACACCTGCTGTAGTCACATGACCTGCTGGTGAACCTTTTTCTGCGTTAGTATAGATTGTTCTAACAACTTCTCTGTTAATTTCTGCAAGAATTTCAGCAGACAAAATGTTTGCTAATTCTGTTTCAGCGTCTAAACCGTGGATTGCTTTTAAGTCTTGAGCAAGTTCCATAGTGTATTCTGCTTTAAGAGCTCTTGATTTAGCAGTTACAGTTGACTTCTCGATTGAGAATGCCATTTCTGCAAAACTATTTCCAGAGGCGTCACCTAATGCTTCAGCAGCTGCTGTAGTCATTGCTGTACCAGTTGTGTATGTTCCAGCAGGTGAGTCGTTTAGAACCTCAGGGTTAGTACCAGAGTGAGCAGCAGTTGAATAACCATCAACAGCTGAACCAGCTTTGTTTCTTCCTGAGAAATCTGTGTCAGCTTCGTCAAATAACGCTTCTGTTCCAGATTGTGAGTCATATCTACTTCTCATTGCAAAGATAAGTCCAGTTGGACCAGTCATTGGCTGTACGCCAGCGATATCGTATGCGATAAGATTAGGCATTGCTCTTCTTACTAATGAAATCAAAATTGGATCCCAATTAGAAATTGAAGCGCCTGTTGAGTTAGTTGGAGCAGCTTCGCTTAAGAAAGCATTGTCCTCTTTCATTGCACGCTCTTGGTTTTCCAAGATTGTAGCAGTTACAGCTCGTTTGTAAGAATCACCGATTTTTGGTAAATCTGCGTGTTCTAAAACTGGCTGCCATTTTTTTTCGTGTGTTTCAGATAAATACATTTTTATCTCTCCTCTATTATTTTATTTATTTTGACAATTTAATGTCTTTGGTTTTAGTAATAGCGGCGGTATAAGCAGCCATGCTTTTAGATAAATCAATTGTTTCACCAACTGAATCACCTACCGCTACATCATCAATGTCAGATGACACTTCTTTCTTAGCACCGAAATACGACTCTTTAATAGTCGAAATCTTTGCTCTGAAATCTGTTTCATTTGAATATTCAACCTCTTCAGCAAGTTTGTTGAATTTCTCCTTAGCAGTATCAGCTAAATCTTCACTCATCTCTTTTACGATTAAAGTTTGTGACTTTTCTGACTTTACTTTGTTAAGTTCAACATTCTTTTCGATTTCTTCATTAAGTTTCTTTTCTAATGAATCAATCTTAGAAGCTTGGTCTTCAAGTACATCATATTTTTCGTCTGGGACTGAAATATAATGTTCTTCAAATAGTTTCTTCATACCAGAAATGAAATCTTCAGCAATCTCGCCTTTGATTCCTCTTTCTAAAGCCAATTCGTTTTCTTTCATCCACTCTTCCACTACATATGCAAGGTATGAGTCAACTTTTTCTACGAGTTCGCCTTTAGCTTTTTCTGATTCTTCTTTAAGTTTTTCTTCGTATCCAGCGTGCATTTTCTTTTTAGCTTCTTTAACTTTTGAGTTAAGAGCCGCTTCAAAAATAGTTGCAGCCTTCGTTTTAAATTCTTCGGATAAATCTTCGTCTTTAACTAAAGCGTCTACATCAGCAGTAACATCAATTTTTTCGTCTTCTTCAACTACTTCAACTTTGTCCTCTGTTGTTTGCTCTTCGCTAGTTTCTAAAATTTCCTCAGAACCTTCACTTGCTTCTGTTTCTTGCTCTTCTTTAATCTTCGGCATTGCGTCAGCAGCGCCAGCTGATTTTTGTTGAGCGTCACCAGAAACTTGCTTAGTCTTTTTTGTTGCGTCAGGATTAGAATCCGTAGGCTTAGTTACCGCTGGACCTAAATCCTCGCCCTCATTACTAAGGTGAGTAGGTTCAGCCGCCACAGCATTCTTTTTGGGAGCGTCTGCTGATGGATTAGCTTGCGCCTCTACCACTGCTTCTGCTTCTAACGCCTCAATCTTTTGTTCTGTTTCGGCCATTGAGAAATCTCCTCTTTTTGTTTTCTAATTAATTAAAAAACTTTCGTTTTTATTCGTACTAGTATTATTTATAAAACTAAAGTTTTTTAAGAAACGAACCAAATACCCTTAGCTTAGCTTCGTCTAAAGCTCTTTGTTTCGCCGTTCTTATTTCTTGTTTCCAGGCTTCAATGTCCCTTTCAACAAGTATACCATTGTCCCATACCCAATCTTTTTGTTCCATAATGCCTTCTACGAAAGCGTCTGGAGCGCTTGGGTCTGCTACAATATCAGCCGCCGTTGCAAGGTAAAAATCGTCTTTTACATAGTTTGCACCGTTACGCTGAATTATTGACCCCATACCTCGACTTGATACTCCTAATTGAGCACCTTCGTCAATAAGACCTTTTACAATCTTACCGTATGGTGTGTCCATAATTTTTGCCTCTCCAATAAAGTTATTACCATCTGGTGTTAAAGATTGTATCATGTGTGATACTCTCTCTAGGTTTACTGTAGGACCGTCTGGATGTCCTAGTTCACCGAATGCTCTCTTTTTTTGGATGAATTCTTTGTTGTATCTGTTGACCTCTTGTTCCAAAATTTCTTTCGGATACACTCGACCATTTCTATTCTTCATGTTTGATTGAAGAAAGATACCTCTGATTTTATATGATTTTTTACCGTTAGTTTCTTCTACAAGATACTCGGCATTTTGTACTTCTTCTGAAATTAGTTTCATATGTTCTCTCTTTGTACCAACTATTTATACAAACTCTTACCTAAACTCTACAATTAATGTGTAATTATCGCCATTTGCAAAGTTTTTTGTAGATAATAGTATATCTCCAGTCGGTGTGATTGCATTATTAGGCACTTCATTACCTGCTGGTCTTAAATCCCAATAGCCTTGGCCTGATAATGTTACCATACTAGCGTCTGTAGTACCGTCCCATAATAGCTCAACAGCTGACTTGTTATTAGCAGTATTAATAGAATACCATATTTTACTTAATTTTCTATTTCCATCCTCAGTCATAAAGGTTGTTTCTGAGGCGTCAATTTTCTTTACAAGATTTTCACCAGTACCATCCGAATAACTTGTCAACTTAACGACAAATTTTACACCTGAGGTATCAGCTACTGTTTGTGTTGTTACTGTATCAGCCATTTTTATATCCCGCTTCCTTATGACATTCGATTACTAAATTATACTTTGTAACCGTACTGTCGCTACTTAAACTAATATTTCCGATAGGGTCTTGTAGTTTAATCTCATCTGGTTTTAAACCCCAATTTCCTCTATCACTTAATTCTACATTTTTGGTAGGGTCACTCTTAAAAAATACTGTGACTTTACCTGTACCTAATATCTCATACTGCATATTTGCAATCGAAACTTTAGGTTCACTACTCGCATTATTACTACTGACTACATCTACAAGTAATTGTTGATATTCATTACCAACACCATTTGAATTTACAATAATCTTAAAATTATCATCCACTAATTTGGTTGTTGATATAGTCATCTAATTAACTTCTTGGTGAACCGACAGCACTAGCGTGACCATCTGCCAATGTAATAGTATCAGTTGTACCTTTTTCAATTATAATAGAATCACCAGCAGCGTGTAGGTAAATATTACCTAAAGTTGTACCACCAGCTTCTTTTACTATAACAGATTGGGCAGCACCTGTAGCTACACAATGAACAAAATGAGCTAAACCAATGTTGTTAGCATTCGGGTTGTTAATAAATTCGCCCTTAACTATAACTGTTGCCATTTTTATTCTCCTAATTGTTCTTCTAATTCTTTATCGAAATAATCGTAAAGAATCTTAGTATTAATATTATGAAACTCGGCAGCCTTATTTACGGTACCTTCAAACACTTTTATAATATCTCCAGTTTCTTTTTCTATTCTCTCGTAAATATCTTTTACGGCAGCCCTTACTTTAGGACTTAGAGATTTAAAAGAATCCGAATCAATATATAATTCTCTTTCAACAATATTACTGAGCTTGAGTTTCGCCATTATCCGCAATCTCTAACTCTGCTTTACCATCTAATTCTGGTTGACCAGGCGTTACTACTGAACCATCCTGAGCAAATGTGCCAGGTGTTGCAACTTCTGGTTTAGGGTCACTAAATGACTCTGCTTCTTTTGTTCCATTAAATAAAGTAGCAGCTAACTCTTGTCTTTTAGCGTCTAAAGCGTCACCCATTTTATCTCTTAATGCACTTTTAAATGCTTCGCCGGCGTCTGCATTGTTACCAGCTTCTAAATTGTCAATAAATGCTTTTGTATTCTCTGACAT